CTCGTCTCGCTGACCAAGGAGATGGAAGATGAGGCCGACGCAATTGCCAACCAGCTCGCGCCTGTCATGGGCCAATGCCTAGCGCGGCTGATGGATGCAGGCCGAACAGAAAACGAAGCGCGAGCGATTATGGACGCTGTGCTTGAACGGTGCCACTCGATCTAACACTTATCACTCGCGAAAGGAGACTTGCCATGCGCACCCTGACGATGCCAGAATATGACCGACTCACCGAGCTGGGCGGCTCGGCTCCGCTGCAACGCAAGCCGATCGATGCAGCCTTGATCACTAAAGGGCTCGTCGCTGAATACGATCCAGGCTATGGCACGAATGCCGTGGAGTTGACCGACGAAGGATTGGCCATTGCCTCGGACGAAGTGCAATTGAGCATCGTGAATGCGCCTGCTACGCCGTCGCCAATTACTCCTGATCAGGCCATCATGCTGAATCGGGGGCTGATCCTCGGGCGGGTCGTGCTTCCAGCCGATCATTACTTTTCAACACAAGCCGGCATCCCGCTGCACGCCGTCGCCTCCCTCGGGTCGTTCGGGGATTGGGCCGCGTATGCTGGGGACTCCTCGAAATCGAGTGAACAGATACGTGATCACGGCGATAAGCTCTTTGCGAAGGAAGCGGCTCCATTGTTTCCATGGCTCAACCCAATCGCCTATCGTGGATAACAAGGAGGCAATTATGGACGTTCACAGCCAACAGCCCGAGCCAGACATGAAAATTGATTTCATCATCGTACTCGGCACCATGCTCGCGATATTCGCGGGGTTGACGATCGCGTTGGTGCTTAAGGAGCTGCCGCTATGAATCGATCAATTCAACGCTCATCGCCTCCGCTCTCGTGGAAGCCGATTGAGAAAGGCAAAATCTATTGCTCTCCTGGCTGTGGACGCGGCTGCACCCGAGCGGAGTACCACACGGCACTCCGCGAAGCGCGAGCCCTGCAGCGCCAATGCGGACGCGGATGGACAATCCGTGTCTGGGAAAATCTCGGATGGCATTGGGAACTGATACACCACTCAGGCGTGTTGAGTCTCAAGCGGGAGCACGCCGTGCTCGGTCCCGATCGCTTCACGTGTTACGCCGGAACGCAATTGCCTGGGATCGATTATATGGCGCATGGCCCAACGCCACGCAGCGCGTTACGCGGGGTGCTCCCGCTTATCCAGACGGATTTTGACAAATTGCAGAAAATGCTCTTCAACGCGAACGGCACCTTGATCCATCTTGAAAGGAGGACACGACGCGACACACCTAGACCGACTCGACGCACGACACGGACGCAATAGAACAACCATCACAATGGGCTTAACAACAAGGAGGCTATCATGCAGCTCGCAATTACTGGAATGAGCAGCGCGGCATTGGTTGCGGAATACAATCGACTCACCGGCAAGAACATCAAGAAGTTTTCGAGCCGGAAGGCGGCTGAACGTCAGGTGGCGTCGGCACGGACCGGAAAGATTCTGCCTTTGACCAATGCGGTGGAAGGGAAGCCGGAGCCGAAGAAGGCCAAGGCGAAGCCGAAAACAAAAGTCAGCGAGAAGGAGATGCGCGAGCATATGTCAGCGGCCACGAAGAAAACGTGGAAAGACGAAGCGGTGGCGAAGAAGCGAGCCCAGCGGCATGGCGTCAATGTCGAGGGTAAGCATTACCGGAGCGTGGCTGCGGCCTTTACCGCGTTGCGGTTGCCGATGGGTCGGCACATTCCCTTCCGTATGGAGCTGAAAAAGACGAAGCGCTTGACCTTCAAGCACGGGGAAAAGTCCTACATTTTCACGATCGCGGAGAAGTAACCAACGCGCTGCTGGGGCACTCGCTTGATCGGGTGCCCCGCCACAACTGAATAAAGGAGCCAGAGTCATGCAGGTCACCCTCATGAACTACACGCCGAATGCGGTGGAAACACTGCTATTCACCAAACAAACACGCCTAGAGATGACGCCGGAATTGTTCAACGAGATTTTCGCATGGCCCGAGGAGAAAAAGCGAACTGAGCTGGCTTATATGGCCAATACCATTCCCTCCTCGTGGGAGTTTGTTGATTATATTTTCATGATCACCGGCGTGAGTCGCGCCTATACACATCAACAAGTCCGTACTCGCTCGGCGAGTTACGCGCAACAGACCATGCGCGTGCTCGACGTAGGGGAATTTGAGTACATCTTCACGGAACGGAACCAAGCCGATCCAGCGGCCATGCGGCTCTTGCGTGCCTGTCTCGATGAAATCAAACACACGTATCGCTCGCTCATCGGCATTGGGCAGCCCGTCGAAGACGCACGCGGCATCCTGCCAACGAATATCGCGACCAACATTGTGTGCAAATTCAATTTGCGGACCATGGCCGAACTCGCAGCAAGTCGGACTGGAGGCCGGACGCAAACGGAGTACCAGCGCGTCATCAACGCAATGATCGATGCGCTACTTGCCGTCCACCCATGGGCCGAACAATTTTTGTTCAATCGGCATGCGCGGGATTACTTCGCGGAGTTGGAAGCCTTCGCCGCCAAGAAGTTTCCCGATCTACGCGAACGCAGCGAACTCCTCAAGATCATCGATCACATGCGGAAAGGATAACCTATGCGCATCATTCTGACTCGTCTTCCCGTTCCGGTCTATGAGTGGATTGCGCAGGCCCATCCTGACCTGACCGATCCGGTACGCGAGGAATTAACTGTGACGCTGCTTTCGCGCCCTGGCGTCACACACACGTATCGTTTGGTGCCAGATCATCGACGGCGACAACACGGCGGTTATGCTAAACCAACATTGACTCCTCGTGAGCGCGATGAATTGCCACCGCGCAACGAGGCAGAACGACGGGCGGGAGCCGCCCTCTTACGGGCTGCAGCGAAGGCGAAACGCCCGTTGCATTTTCATGAACTCCGATCGTTGATTGCGCGGCTATTGTAGTGGTTTATTTATTGCACTTTGATCGTCCCTATCGTCACGCTCGGCATTATATCGGGTTTGTTGAAGGCTCTTTACTAGAGCGACTGGCCCGACACCGACGTGGCGATGGGGCACGCATCATTGAGGTGATCAACGCCGCAGGGATCACCTTTACCGTCGCTCGCGTCTGGGAACTAGGCGACCGGACTTATGAGCGCAAACTGAAAGAGCGCGGAGGAGCCGCACGCATCTGCCCGCTGTGTCGGCCTGGATCGGCGTTGCGGCGTGCGCGCTGAAAGGAGTGACGATGCACACACGAAAAGTCTATCTCGGAGATGGCGTCTATGCCGAGTATGATGGCGAAGGAATTATGTGTACAACGGAAAATGGCGTGACGGTCACCAATCGTATTTACTTTGACCCATCCACGATGAACGGGTTGTTGATGTTCCTCGACAAACTCAAACAGGAGGCGTCGCATGGGCCAATCGATCATCATATTAGATCTTGATAATTGCATTGCGAATGATGAATGGCGGCTCCCGTTGATTGCGTGGCACGCAACCGATCTGATCGAGCGCTATCACGACTATCACATGGCGTCGATCCGCGATGCCCTTGGCAACCACGATTTGCTCGACCATGAGCACGCCATTGTGGTGATGACCTCGCGCCCTGCGCGGTATCGCCAGTTGACGCGGCAATGGTTGCGTGATCATCAGATTGCGCCCTTGCTCCTCTTTATGAAAGAGGAGCGCCATGGGGAACGCTCGGTTGAAGTCAAACGCAATTATGTGAAAGAGATGTTTGACTTGCTGAGTATCGGGCAGAGCAGCGTCATCATGGCCTATGACGATCGACCGGATGTGGTGGAGATGTACCGAGCGCTTGGGCTGCCGGCCACCGTCCGAGCGATTCACGACAAAGAGGCATGGCGCGATGATCCACTAGCGAAGAGGCAACGGTGAACGCCTATCCTGAGCACGAAAAATTGACGGCCATTAAAGAGAAGAGTCAAGCCGGTGGCGAGCTGCTTGAATGGCTCCTCTGTGCCAAGAATCTCGTCTTATGCGAGCAGCATGAGCACGCCCCTGCCTGCTATTGTCCGATCGATCACGCCCACACCGAGGCGTGCGAAGACGTGAGCGGAAAGCCGTGCTGCGGCTTGCTCGAAGGATCGTACTACCCGACGCCACAACCGATCGTTCGATTATTGGAAGAACATTTTGGAATTGACCGGCAGCGCCTTGCTGAAGAGAAAGAGGCGCTGCTTGCATCATTACGGAGTCACAACCATGGCTGAGATTAAAAAGCCGCGTAAGACCGCTGATCAGATCCTAGTGGAAATGGCGCAAACCTATCGCGAACGGAATGCCGTGTATGGCGACAATTATCGAATGGTCGCCAAATTGGTGCAGATCCTCTGGCCCCATGGCGTCCCGAGCGAGTTAGTCACCACAGACCAATGGCACCTGTTTGAACTCAAACTCGTCAAGCTCAGTCGGTTTGCGATTAGCAACTTGACCCATCTCGATTCGATTCACGATGATGCGGTCTATAGCGCCATGATTGAATCGATTGTGCTAGAACAACAGGAGGAGCGCCATGAGTAGAATCCTCGTCACGGGCAGCAGCAATGGGCTTGGTCGGGAATTGGTTAACATTTTATTGCAACAGCACCACATCGTACACGAATACGATTTGGCTGATGGATGCGATGTGTGTGTACCAAATCTCGCTCGCATCGAAGAACTCGATGTGCTCATCAACAATGCAGGGGTAAATGATATCGATTGGCTGGAATACTTCACCTCAGCACGCTGGGATCATATTATGGACACCAATACCAAAGGGATCTTCATGATGTCGCAGGCGTGTCTCCCAATGCTCGCAAAAAGTCGAGGCACCATTGTGAACATCGTCAGCAATGCGGCCAGCGTCCCGATGCGTTGTTCCCTTGCCTACAACGCCTCGAAAGCAGCTGCGCACATGATGACGCTCCAGCTCGCTCGGGAGCTGACGCCAAAGCACGGCATCACGGTATTCGGCATTGCGCCTAACAAGATGGCCGGCACGCGCATGAGCCAGCAGATCGATCGAGCCGTGCAGCAGACTCGTGGCTGGTCACCCGAGCAAGCCGAGGCGTATCAACGGCAATCGCTCCTCACCGGACGCGAAACGCCACCAGAAGCCGTCGCCGATTTTATCGCGTTTCTATTGAGTGACAAGACGCGGCATGAATATCTCTCGGGGTGCGTGCTGCCGTATGGAGCCTAATTGGAACCAACCACAGGAGGAAATATGAAGTTACTAATTGAACAAATTGCGTTATGCCCGCCTGATCCTGACCGCGCCAAACAACTCTTGCGCAACATGGGGGCTTTCCATTGGATCGAGGATCATGTTGTGGCGCAAGGCTACGTCTTTGGCCAAGCCGCAAAAAATGAAGCCGCCCTCTCATTCAATTATGAATTGACGGATAACCAAGATGGGCCGATGGAAGTTGAGATCTTACATTATACACGCGGCGAGAATTGGATGGAGTATCCAGGCCACGATTGCTCGGTGAGTCATCTTGGCATGCATTGCTCTGCCTCCGAGTTAGAACAATGGAAAGCCTTTTTCGCAAGCCAAAAAATTGGCGTGGCACAAGAAGTACGGACGGAATTGCACGCCAACCCCGAGATCGCCGGCAAGCGCCGGTATCATTATACCATTTTCGATACCAGGGCCATCCTTGGCGTCGATTTGAAATTCATCGTGCGGCTGAATCAAGATGGGAGCCCCTATGCATAAGTCGATCATCTTCGATACCGAAACCACTGGTTTGCTCAAGCCGTCCGTTGTGGACGTGAAACACCAGCCAAAGATCATTGAGCTGGCTGCGCTCGTTGTGCTCAACGGGAAGATCGAGGCAGAGCACGTGTGGCTGTTTGATCCGAAAGAGCCGTTGACGCCTGAGATTACAAAAATCACCGGCCTGACCGATGCGGACGTGGCCGGCAAACCGACCTTTTGTGATGCGGTGCAAGAGGTTGTGACGGTGTTCCATGGGGCGCAGCTCGGTATTGCGCACAACGTCACCATCGCGCGATCGTGACTGGGAAAC